CGACCCCGAGACCCTGCTGCACGCCCTCGACCGAAACTGGCCAACTAGGAAATACATCCCGCATCCCGCCACGTGGCTCAACGCACAGCGATGGCTCGATGAAATCGAAACCGGCGACTCAGTCCTGCGCGCCGTCATGGAAGTGTCCAGGCGTCAAAGCATCTTCCCGCCGCCAGACGAGCCAGCACCCCGGCTGAGGATCGTCCAATGAACCCGACGCTCCCCGAGAAGTTCATGTCAGCCCTCGCCAAGCTGGTGCAGCCAGATAACCCCGAGGAAGCCGCAACCGCCCTCGTGGCATTCCTGCCGATGCTCACCGACATGCCCCTGCGCGCATTCGCCAGCCGCGAATGCCTCAACCGCGTGGCCACCAGCAAACGACGCACCATCATCCCCAGCTACGCCGATATCCGCGCCGCAATCATCGGCTGGGAACGCGAACAGCCCCGCCCCATGGCCATCGGCGGGGAAGCCGCCGGCCTCGATGACGCCGGACGCATGTGGCTCGCATACTTCCGCAAACGCGAGGACGAACACTTCCGTAACGGCGACGGCAAGCCGCCTTCGTCCCGCGCGCACGTCCTCAGCCTCGTCAAGCAGCAATCCCTCGCCGCCTGGGAACGCATCACCGGGGCAGACACCGCCCAGGCAGCACCGCGCACACCCGAGGAAATCGCCGCCGTGCGCGCCATAGTCGCGGGCATCGAACGCGACACAGGCACCAAACGCGCAGCCATCAAGATCGCGCCCAAAGCCTCGCACTCGCCCAGCGTCCAGGCCGACGCCGTCCGCGCCCCTGACCCACCGCCAACCCGCATATTCGTGCCCGTCGCACCAGGCGTCCTGGCCGCAGCCCGAGCCGCCGCCGGAATCGTCGCCGTCGCACCCAATCCAAACCCCAAACCGCCACCGATCCCCGAACCCGAGGACGAGTTCCTCGACGCACCATTCCCCGACGAGGACGACCTCCCGGAAGGCGATCCGCTGCCCGAGGATCACGAGTTCGCGCCCCGGCAGGAGGAATGGGCATGAGCGCGTCAGGCACTGCTAACACGGCTAAAACACGGATTAAGTCTCTGCCGCCTAATCCGTGGCAGCCAGGTCAGTCCGGGAATCCGAACGGACGCCCGAAAGTCATCTTTGAAATCAGGGACTTAGCACGCACCTTCGGGCCGGACGGAATCCGCAAGCTCGCCGAAATGGCGGGCCTCACGCCTGGCATTCCGGCCGAAGCCGAGGCAACGCGCGTCTCAGCCATCAAGGAACTCCTCGACCGTGGATACGGCAAGGCAGCGCAGCCTATCACCGACGAAGACGGCAACTCCCCAGTCATGCTCCACCTCCTCGCCGTTCGCGAAGTCGGCCGCCAACTGATCGAGGAACGCGCAACGCAACCGCCGCCCACGATCCAGCACGAGCCAATCACCAACAGCCCCGCGTCCCTCCTCGACGCGCCCCCGCCACTCGAATGAGCCAGCACATCGAGCCCCGCGGCAACGGCGTCCGCTGCGAGATCGGCGACACCTGCTACCGCAAGGAATGCAGCGAGGCTGGCACCTGTCGGCCGCCGTGCCCGATCTGCGGGCGCGATACCATGCTGCGCGCCATCGGCTGCTATCGCTGCATAGCCGAAGGGAAGCAGCCATGACCGACACCGAAACAACCGCACCCGCAACGAAGGATTGGGCGCAGGCCATCAGCGCCTCGCAGAACCCGTTTGCCACCGCCGCCGCCCGTTACGCTCGCGCACCCATCGCGTTCGTCCGCGAGGTGCTGCACGCCGAGCCGGACCCCTGGCAGGTCGAGGGGTTGCGGGCGCTGGCTCGCGGGCACACGCGCATTGCGGTTCGTTCCGGCCACGGCGTGGGCAAGACGGCTTTCGCGGCCTGGGCCATGATCTGGTTCGCCAACACCCGCTCCCCGTTCAAGTGCGCGGTCACCGCACCGACAGCCCCGCAACTGTTCGATGCGCTCTGGCCGGAGTTGGTCAAATGGTTCAACCGCCTGCCGTCCGGCTGGCGCGATCTCTGGATCATTACGACGGACCACATAACATCCAAGGGCGACCCCGAGGCGTTCGTAACCGCGCGCACGTCACGCCCCGACAAGCCCGAGGCGATGGCCGGCCTGCACTCTGACCACATCCTCCTCGTGGCCGACGAGGCATCGGGCATCGACGAGGCGGTGTATGAGGCGGCCGGCGGCTCGATGTCGTCGCAAGGCGCCATCACCCTGCTGATCGGCAACCCCACCCGATCGTCCGGCTTCTTCTGGCGGGCGCACATGATGGAGCGGGATCGCTGGTTTACCATGCGCGTGTCGGCCGCGGATTCCCCCCGCGTGGCCCGCGCATTCGTGGATGAGATATCGCAACGGTATGGCATGGACAGCAACGCATACCGCATCCGCGTGTTGGGCGAGTTCCCGGTGGCCGACGCGGACACCGTCATCCAGGCGTCCCTCGTTGACGACGCCATGGTCAGGGACGTGGCGCTCGACCCCTCGGCCGCCATCATCTGGGGCGTGGACGTGGCCCGCTTTGGCAACGACGCATCCGTCCTCATCAAGCGCCAGGGCAACGTCGTGCCCGAGATGCCGCGCCGCTGGCGCCAGGTGGACACGATGCAGTTGGCCGGCGCGCTCAAGGCGGAATACGACGGCGCAGGGGCAGCCCGCCCCGCCATCATCTGCATCGACGTGATCGGCATAGGCGCGGGCGTAGTGGACCGGCTGCATGAGCAGAACCTACCCATCCTCGGCCTCAACGTATCCGAGGCGGCCAGCACCACCGGCCGCTATGCCCGGCTGCGGGACGAGCTATGGATACGCTGCCGCGAGTGGCTGGAGAGCCGCGCCGTGCGCCTGCCGCGGGATGATCAGTTGCGGGACGACCTCGTGGCGCCGCGGTTTAGCTTCCTGTCCGATGGCCGGCTTCAGGTGGAGAGCAAGAACTCGATGCGCTCCCGTTCCTTAGCGAGCCCCGATGCCGCCGACGCGCTGATCCATACGTTCTGCGAGCAGGGGTTGGGGATCGCATCCGGAATGACTAGTGGCCTATTCGATAGCCGCCCGATCACGATGGACCTGGCACGGGGGGACTACGCATGACTGCCGAAGCGGACGACGCGGACGACGCGGAGATGGTGCCCGACACCACAGACCGAATCCTCACGGTCTCGTTCGAGAACTGGACTTTCGACACCGGCATGCCCGACCGCGATCTGCTGCAACGGATGTGCGCCAAGGCTGCCTGGGACGCCGTCCAAGACCTCGTCAATGACATCTGGCTGTATATCGACTTCAGCGACGGCCGGGGCGCGACGTGCCCCAAGCGGCTGGAGGTCTGCATCCACGCTTGGGATGGGGCCGTTTCGATTGGCCGCCCGTTTGCCGAGGTCATGGCGGAAATGGCGGAGCATCACAGCTACAGCAACGGCGAGATGGACGACGATAACGCTTCCGTCTTGGAGATCGTCCGCGAGCTTGAGGCGGCCCTTGCGATGTTCAAGCGCCGCATGCGTCCCAGGGAGACATTGTCATGAGCGCCACCATGATGCCGCCGGCCCCGTCTGGCGCCGCGGGCGTGCCCATGGCCAGCGGCCTACTCGCCCCGTCCACGGCCAGCTACCCGCCGCCCATGCCGCCGATCCCCGGCCTGATCCCGCAGGGCATCGAGCCGGTGATGCTGGACCGCAACCGCATGGCCGCGTTCCTGCTGCCGCCGCTGGATGACGACATACCGCCCGATACCGACGATACGCTGCCCGCCGGGCTGCGCCGCTACGCCGCCGGGCTGCGGCCCGCGGTCAAGCCCGAGGGCGCGGAATGGCAGCAGGAGATCATCTTCGAGCGCATGGGCAAGACGGACGTGGAGATCACCGCCACGGCCCGCTATTATTTCGGTATCGCGCAGAACTACGATGCGGACCTAAGCCGCGAGCGGATCACGGCGAGCCAGTATTACGCCGGGCGGCCGTTCGGGGATGAGGCGCAGGGGCGGTCGCAGATCGTCATGACGGTAGTGCGGGATACCATCCGGCAGACGTTGCCGTCATTGCTGCGGCTGTTCACGGCGGTTGAAGACCCGGTGAGCTTCGAGCCCATCAGCGCCGAGATCACGGGGGACGACAAGCTGGCCACGACGCTCGCGCGGCAGGCCACGGACTATTGCAGATGGGCATTGTTCACGGCCAACCGGGGTTGGCAAGTGCTGCACGACGCGCTGCTGGATGCGCTGACGCGCAAGGCGGGGTGGGTGCGCTGGCACTGGGGGGCAAGGCGCGAGCTACGCACCGAGGTCTGCGAGGGGCTGCTGCTGCCGCAGTTGCAGATGCTGCTATCCGAGCCGGGCATTGAGGCGCAGCGGATCGTGCGCCGGCCGATGCTGCCCCGCGAGGTGGATGCGCTGGGCAAGACGCCCAACGGCAAGATGTATCTGAGCCAGGGCGCGCCGCAGGAATACTGGTCAGCGACGATCACGCGCAGCAGCCAGCAGGCGTGGCCGGTTGTCGAGGCGATCCCGCCGGAATGCGTGTGGGTGGTGGCGGATGCGGCGACGGTGGAATCCGCCCGCGCGGTGTTCCATGTGCGCGACGTGACGGCGTCGGACCTGATCGAGATGGGGCTGCCTGAGGACAAGGTGCTGGCGCACCGGGATATGTCGATGTCCACGCGGCGGCGGCAGGAGGCGATTGCCCGCAACAACGCCAGCGGCCAGAACCTCAAGGGGGCGCCGCCCGGCGACAAGTCCATGGCCGTCATCCGCTATGCCGAGGGCTGGATTCGGATGGATGTTGACGGCGACAACCGGGCCGAGTTGATCCATGTGCATATGCTGGGCGATGCGCAGACCCTCGTGCAGTGGGAGCGGGTGGACGAGATACCGCTATCCTGCTTCACGCCGTATCGCGAGCCCGGGCGCATCATCGGATCGTCGCAGGCCGACATGGTGATGGACCTGCAACGGATTGAGAGCCGGGTGATGCGCGCGGTGCTGGATAGCCTCGCGCAATCCATGTTCCCGCGGACTGCGGTGGTGATCGGCCAGGCGAATCTGGCGGACGTGCGGCAGACGGCCATCGGCGCGATCATCCGGGTGGCGCAGGCCGGCGCGGTGCAGGAGTTGATCAAGCCATTCGCGGGCAAGGAGGCCCTGCCGGTGCTGGCGATGCTGGAGAGCATCCGCGAGAGCCGGACGGGGATTACGAAGGCGAGCGCGGGCCTGACGGTGGACGAGTTGCAGTCCACGGCGCCGATCGCCGTATCCCAGCAGGCATCGGCGGCGCAGGACCGGCTGGACATGGTGGCGCGGACGCTGGCTGAGACGGGGCTGGCTCCGCTGTATTCCGGGCTGCTCAAGATGATGGCCCGGCAGCAGGACCGGCCGAACGTGATTCGGATTCGCGGGGAATGGATCAGCATCGACCCGCGGGCGCTGGCCACGATGTGGGAGGCGAGCGTCAACGTCGGCGGCAAGGGGATGCCGCAGGAGCGGCTGGCGATGCTCGGCGCGATTGCGCAGAAGCAGGAGCAGATCATGCAGACGGGCGGGATGTCCAACCCGCTGGCCGGCATCCCGGAGTATCGGACGACGCTGGCGCGGATGCTGGAGACGGTCGGGATCGCGGACGTGACCAGCTACTTCAAAGCCCTGCCGCCGGGCTTCAAGCCGCCCGAGATGCCGCAGGCGCCTTCCCCGGAAATGGTGCTGGCCCAGGTGCAGCAGGCCAAGACGGCGGCGGATGTCGAGAACGATCGGGCGGATCAGCAGACCAAGCGGGCGGCGCTGCTGCTGGAGGACGATCGCGAGCGCGACAAGGCGGCGCTGGATGCGTGGGCGAAGACGTGGGTAGCGGCGGCGCAGTATGGCAGCCCCGCCCCGGCGCTGACCGAGTTTCAGGAGGCGATGCAGCGGGACGCGCCGGCGATCGGGATGCTGGGCGATCTGCCGCCGCCGACATCCGCGCAGCCCCCGGCGGTTGGGGCGCCGCAGGCGCAGCCCAAGCCGCAGCCACCCATGATGCCGCAGATGGCCGGCCAAGGGCCTCGGCCGCCGATGGTGCCGCAGATGCCGGCGCGGCCGGCAGGGCCTCCAGGGGGCGCTGTAGACCCCGCCACGGCGGCGGCGGTGAAGGGGGCGCTGGCAACGGGGCGGATGCCGAGCGCCTATGGCAGGCTGACAGAGAGGGCCGCTGCGTTTCCCCTCATGGGTCCTGGGGGACCGGCCCTTCCTGGGGCAGGTGCCCCCACTTCAACCCCGACTTGATCTGCGTGATGTGCGCTTTCGTCACACCATATTGGCGGGCTAACCGGACACACCCCAAGCGGCTGGTGCGAATTTCCAGCACTTGGGTCGGGGCCAGTTTCGCCGAAGGATGGAGGGAGCCACGCGGGGCACCACGGGCGCGTCCCTTGGCGCGCATGTCATCAACATTGTCCTTTTGTGAGCCATGAAACAAATGCGCCGGATTGACACAGCGCGGATTGTCGCAGCGATGCAGGACGAAATCCTTCCCGTCCCATTCCGGGAAAGTCAGGGCGTAGGCAACGCGATGGGCATAACGCCTTTCGCCCCTAAATACGGACTCGCAATACCCGTTCTTGTTGGGCTTGCCTATCCATTCCCAGCAACCAAACAGGTCGGTGCGTTGCACGTGGGACCAGAATTCGGCGGGCGTGTTATATCTGCGCGGCATGGCGAGTGCGTCCTCATTCGCTGTGGTCTAGGGCGGCGGCGGTGCTCTCAACACCGCTGCCGTTCTGAATATAGCACGCCCTTGCCGCAACGGGCGGCGGGTTTCCCGCTGATGGGGCCGGGTGGGCCGCAACTCCCGGCACCGGGGGGTAGTCCCGGGGGGCCGCCGTGATCCTATCTGCCGCCCCCCACTCCATCCCGTTACGGCTTGAAGCCGGGCTGTGGGATACCGGCATCCTCGATCCCGAGGCGGACGAGGTGATGCTGGACCTCATGCGGCGGGATACCGGCGGCGGCGGCTGGTGGCTGGACGAGCGCGAACTGGCTGAGATGGCCGAGCGGCGGCGCAACGCTGAGGCTTATGCGCTGATCCAGGCGCGCAAGCTGGAGGCGATAGAGCGGCACAGGGTGGCACGCGAGGAAGCCCGCGCGCGCTGGGCCAAGGCGCAGGCCGAGCGAATGGTCCATGAGCGGAACGAGATAGCGCGGATCGCGGCGCGCGATGCAGCGCGCGATGCGGCGAACCGGGCGGCGTTTTTCCAGGCCGAGCGGGAAGAGTGGGTGGGCCTGCTGATCCAGATGCGCGGCGTTCTGAAGCGCGTGCCCCGCTACCACTGCCTTCTCCCCACGGTTGAGCGTGACCTTGAGCTAATCCGCGATTGCCCGCCGGGGCGGCTGCCGTGGCGCCTATGCCGCGCGACGTTTGCCGAGACGTGGCGGCGCTACAAGCAGGAGGCCACCGATGCCGCTAACGGCTGACCAGATGGTGGCGGCGGCTGCCGCCCGGCGGATGCTGGAGGATCCCCATTTTAACGGCATCCTTGACCACATCGTGCAGGACGCGGCGGAAAAGGCGGTGTTCTTGGATGACGCCGGGACGCGCGAGGTAAACCGGCAACTGGTGCTGGCGATCAACCGCATTCGCGGCGAGCTACAGGCCAACGCCGATGCGCCCGAGGCGGACAAGGCGGCGGAGCAACAGGCACGGGCAATGGAGTAGGCAGATGGCATCCTTATTGGACCCCCCGGCGGCGCTTGGCTCACCCACGCCAGCGGCCGGACTGCTGGGCATCCCCGCGGCGGACGGCCAGGCGCAGAGGGATGCGCTGGCGCAACTGTATCTGAGCCTCCAGCAGCAGCAGGGCGGGGCGGGCGGGGCGATGCCGGGCATGGGGGCGATGCAGTCCCGCTTCGGCGGCGCCATGCCGGGCATTGACCCGGAGGAAGAGGAACGGCGGCGGCTGGCCGCGCTGGCCGCTGCCTCGTTCCAAGAGAACGTCGTGGGGCGGTCCCCCGAGGTCAGCGGCGGCGATGGCCATGAAGGCGGCAACGAGGGAGGTTCGAGATAGCCATGAGCGAAACCACAGGCGCGCCACCCCCGGCATCAGCACCAGCGCCCGCGCCGGTCATCACCGCCGACGCTGTGCTGCCGCCCCGTCGCGGCAGGCCGCCCAAGTCCGCGGCAGCGCCCGCGGCCCCGGCCAAGGCCCCGACCGGGCAACTCGGCATCTCCAGCAGCGCCCCCCCAGCCTCGCAGCCGGGGATCAGCGTATCCGAGGCCGCGCGGCTTCTCGGCCAGCAGCGTCGCGGGGCCGAGGCCGCCCCTGCCCCCGCGGCGCCCGAGCGCAAGGCGTCCCCGAACGACCTCGCGGCGGTCCAGTCGGGGACAACGCCCGAGGTGCCTGCGCCCGCGCCCAAGCCGGCAACCGGCCTCAGTGCCCTGGAGCGCGCCCTTGGCGTGCAACCGGGGGGTTCCGCGCCAGAAGCCCCAACCACCGATGCCAACGACGGCGCTATCATCGAAATCGAGGGTCAGCGGCTCAAGAGCATTGCCGAGGTGCAGGAGTTCGCCCGGCGCAAATCCGCCGACTACACGCAGAAGATGCAGGGCCTCGCCGAGGCCAACCGGCAAGTGCAGGCCCAGCAGCAGGCTTTGGCAGCCGTGCTGCCCTATATCCAGCCGGAGTTGACGCGGCTCGCCGAGGCTGTGCAGCAGGCGCCCCAGCGGCCCGACCCGGCGCTGATCCATAGCGATCCACAGGGCTACCTCCACGCCCGCGCCGCCTACGAATCCGCGATGGAGGAACAGCAGCGCCTGGGCTCCCTCACGGCGCTACAGCAGCAGGCGCACGACCGGGCCATGGCGCAGCAGGTGGCGGTGGCCAACGAGGCCCTGGCGCAGGAATTTCCGTTCTGGGCGGATCCGCAGGAGCGTATGGCGGCGCAGGCCGAAATCGTGGAATGGGCCACCAGCAAGGGCGGCTTCAGCCGGGACGAGCTGCGGAATCTGACGAGCCCGCAGCAACTCAAGGCGATGATGAAGGCGGCGATGTTCGACCGCATGATGTCGGGCGCCAAAACCACCGCCCCGCCGCAGCGCCTTCAAGCCCCCGTCCGCGGCGCCCCGCCGCCGGCCCCGCCATCCGCGCGCATCCAGCAGGCACAGCAGGCGTTTAGCGATAAGCCGGACTTCCGATCCGGCGCGGCCCTGCTGGCGGCCAGGCGGGGCCTGAACGGGCGGTAGGCGCCCCCCTGCCGTCAAACCGCTTGACGCAATCGCTTAGGCCTCAATAGCCTAAACACCAGTCGCGCGGGTGGAGTGCGGGCGGATCGCACCCACCGCCCCGCGAGCCGTGCCGTCGCCAATGCTGCCCGCCGCCCGCTGGGAGTGCCACGCACCCACCCGGCCCAGGCCCGGACAAACCATTGCGAAATCAATCCCTTTTGGTTTCACCGCGTGAGGCGCCCCGCGCCCGCGCTGCAATGGAGTCCAGCAATGGCTGTTGGCGCGCAAGGCGCAGCCCCGTCCGGCACGTATATCGAGACGGCGGCGATCGGCGTTAAGGAAGATTTGGCCGATATCATCTATCAGATTGACCCGGACGAGACGCCGCTGGTCAGCGCCTGCTCGCGCGTTGCCGCCAGCCAGGTTCTGACCGAATGGCTCGTTCAGGAACTCAACGCCGCGTCGGATAACGCCCAGCCCGAGGGCTTTACCGCCGTCGCGCAGGCCGTCCTCAAGCCGGTGCGGATGAACAACGTCTGTCAGATCATCGCCCGCACCGTTGGCGTGTCCAACACCCTGCGCGTGGTCGATATGGCCGGCGGCGAGGATGAATATAACCGCCAGCTTGTCCTGCGCGGCATGGAGGTCAAGCGTGACCTCGAACTGGCGATCACCTCGCCATTTATCCGCACGATCACCGATCCCCGCCATATGTCGGGCCTGCCGGCGTATTGCGCCAACGGCAGCCGCGGCGCGGGCGCGGGCGTCATGCCGGTCGGCGACGGCTCCAACGCCGGCACCGCCGGGACCGCGCGCGATCTCACCCTCGCGATGGTGGATGCCGCGATGCAGCAGTGCTGGCAGGCCGGCGGCAAGCCGACCCTCGGCATCATGTCGGGCAACACCAAGCAGTATTTCGCCACCCTCTCCCAGGGCGGCACCGGCAACGCGGTGGTCGCCCAGAACATCCAGAACGTCACCGCCCGCGAAGAGGTGACGATCATGGGCGCTGTGGATGTCTACCGCACCAACTTTGGCACCCTCCAACTGGCCCCGGATCGCTTCTGCCCGATCAAGCAAATCCTGCTGGTGAGCAAGGACTACATCGAACTGGCCCCGCTGCCCGAGCGCGACATCATCCAACTCGACTTCGCGCAGACGGGCGACAACAGCCAAGGCGGCGTCATCTTCGAAGGCTGCGTTAGGCCAACGGCTCCGAAGGCCCATGCCTGGATTGCCGACCTAAATCAGTAGCAGGGCGTAACATGTCCACCCTCTACGAATCGTATGATCCGGTCGCGCAGCGTGCGACCGAGATCACCACCGACACCGACGCCGGGCTGGTGTTCGTCCACTCCCAGAACACCAAGCCCATCGTCGAATCCGCCAAGGCCATCGCCGCGTCCTTCGATCCCCTCGTGCGGCGCGACACCGTCCACGTCGCCCGCATCCCGAACGTCATTTACCGGCGGCTCGAGAAGCTCGGGATCACCCAGGACGAGAAGGCTTTCAATGCGTGGCTGAACCACCCGGACAACGCGGTGTTCCGCACCGATGACAGGAGCAAGCTCTGATGGCATCCCCCACCAGCAAGGACACTACCCCCGCGCCCATGCAGGCGCCCACCGCGGCGCCGACCGGCGGCACCCCCCCGACGCTGCCCGAGGGCGTTGACCCCGTGCTGCTCATGCGCCTCTACCCCGATGCCGTGGACCTGGCCTCGGCCAAGACCAAGGCGCTCGCAGCCGGCCAGGCGGCCTACGCGCTGGGGGCCACGATCATCGCCGCCCAGCAGGAGCCGGTGGGGTAAGTGGCGGGTGGCGACCTATCAGCAGCTACAGGACGACGTAGCCGGGTGGTTGAACCGAAGGGATATGGCATCCCTCATCCCCGGCTGGGTGGCGATGGTCGAGACCGAGATCGCCGAGACCCTGCGCGCCCGCTGCATGGTCAAGTCCGCCACCCAGGCCATCGACGCGCCCTACATCACCCTGCCGCCCGACTTCGCGACCATGGAATCCATTCGGGACGCGACCAGCGGGGAGTTGTTCGAGCTGAAGGATGAATGGTCGGGCCACTGGGCCACGACGTTCGCCAACAGCAACCAGATCGTCGTGGGCGCGCCATCGACGGCTTATAGATTGGTGCATGACTGCATAGAGTTCCTGCCCCACCCCATCATCCCCGATCCGCCCGACCCGGCATGGCAGCCGCAGCAAATCCTGATGGGATGGTATGCCCGCCCCAAGCCGCTGCTGCTGCCGGCCGACACCAACCCCATCCTTGAGCAACTGTATGCCGTGTATCTCTACGGGGTGTGCAAGCAAGGGGCGATGTTCGAGCTAGACGACGACCGCGCACAACAGATGGACGCTGCCTGGCAGCAAGTAGTGACCAGAGCTAACATGTGGAAACAACAGTCAGATTATAGTGGCGCTCCCTACAGAGCCGAACTGGCAACGGTGTTCTGATGCCAGGGTCCGCCACCCTATTCCTCGAAGGCGCCGTCCTGGGCCATACCTTGGCCTTCGCGCCCATGACGGCCCCGGCCGGCGTATTCATCGCGCTCACCACCACGGCGCCTACGGCCGCCACGCCCGGCGCCGAGGTGGTCGGCGGCTCCTACGCCCGCCAGTCGGCCGTCTTCGCCATCAGCACCCCCGCCAACGTCGCCGCCAATACCGCCACCATCTCCTTCCCGGCCGCAACCGCCAACTGGGGAACCATCAGCTACTTCGAGATATGGTCGGCGCTGACGGCTGGCAACCGGCTCTACTGGGGGCCGCTGGTCGATCCGATTGACGGCGTGACACCGATCTCCCGCACGGTCCTGACCGGCGATATCGTGCGCCTCCAGGCCGGCTCGATCCGCGTCCAGGCCACGTAATGTGGCAACACCCCGTCCATTCGGCGTCGGCCCTTACGGCACCGGCCCTTACTCGGTCTACGCCGAGGGCGGCACCGTCTATCTGGTCAGCGGCCTATCAGGCATCGCCTTCGACGCCCTCGCGACACTGCGCCTCACGGTGCAGTTCCGGGCGGCCAGCGGGATCACCTTCGACGCATGGGCGCTGCGCCCGGATCTCACGTTCACGGCCTCGGCGGTAAGCGGCATCGTGTTCTCCCTCCTCGCCCCGCTGGAGTTCACCTGGCCCGGCAGGGCGCCCTGCGAGATTGGCGGCTGGGCGCCGACTGACGGCTGCGAGGATGGCGCCTGGCAGCCCACCACAGGCTGCGGTGCCGGCACCTGGGGTGAGACGCGGCTGGAGACGCTGCCGTGAGCGGGTTTACCACCACCCCGAATCTTGGCCTGAAGAAGCCCACGACGGGCGCGGATAACGATCTGTGGGGCGGCCATCTCAACGAGAATGCCGACACGCTGGACACTGCCGTGGCGGGCAAGGCGGCCACGGTCCACACCCATACGGCGAGCCAGATCACGGACTTTGCGGAGGCGACGGACGACCGCGTGGCGGCGTTGCTGGTGCAGGGCAGCAACATCACGCTCGCATACAACGACGCCGCCGGATCGCTAACCATTTCCGCGCCATCGAGCGGTGGCAGCTACGTGCCTATCGACGGCAGCGTGGCGATGACTGGCCCATTGCAGCTTCCAGTCGGCACACAGTCTCAGCCCGCTATCCAGTTCGGATCATCAAGCACCGGTATCCATAGCAACGGCACTCTTGGTGATGTTCGCATCGTTGTCGGCACAAGCGGGGTCTTTCAGGTAACTGGCTCCTATATTACAGGGATAGTTCCGTTCGCTGCGCCAGTCGGGAGCCAGACTGCGCCTACGCATACCTTCTCAGGTGAGAGTAACACCGGGATGTATCGCTCTGGGGCCGGCATATTGTCGTTCTCGGTAGTAGGCACCAACCGCTTTAAGATAGACAGCAACACAAGCCAGATCACCGCGACCTATCAGATCGTGTTGCCTGCTACGACCACGGCGCTTGCTAGCCTGAACATGCCACATGGCACAGCGCCTACCACGCCCGTCAACGGTGACGTGTGGACTACCACCGCAGGATTGTATGCCCGCATCAGCGGTGCAACCGTAGGACCATTCGGTGCTGGTAGTGCTGGTATCACCACCATCACCGCTGGTGGTGTGCTGTCGGGCGGCACGATCACCAGCAACACGGGCACCATCGGACTGGCGGTTGGCACCGGCCTGACTTCGGCGGTCAACGGCACGATCGCGCTGGCGGCGGCTACCACGTCGGTGCTCGGCGGCGTGCTGGTTCCGGCCGGCGGCGGGCTGGGGCTGGCGTCGGGCACCCTCAGCAACAGCGGCGTCCTATCGGTCGATAGCGCGACGGGCGCGCTGCTCATCGGCGCGGGCTTGAAACGCTCATCCCAGACGTTGAGCGCGGGCGCTGTTGTTTCAGCCACCGCACCCACCGTCCCTGATGACACCCTCTGGTTTGATTCCACAGGCGGCCAGCTTTACATCAAATATAACGACGGCAACACGAGCCAGTTCGTCTCCGCCACCAACCTGGCCGGGGCGTCGGTCCTCACCACGGTCGGCCTCACCGGCAGCCTGACCGACACGCTGCCAACGGGCACATACGATCTCGGGCCGGTCATCCAGGGCGGCACCGTGGTCAACAGCTACGCCCACGTGGCCAGCGGCACGCTCACCTATACGGCGGCAATCGGGGCGCCGGGCAGCCTCATCAACGTCACCGGCATGGTGGCGCTGACCGCCTCCACCACGACCAGCGACACCGTGGGCACCGCAACGCTCAACAACGTGCTCACGGCCGGGCAGCATTTGTGGGTGATTGTCGCCGGCACGGCTGCCCCCGGCGCAACCGTCTTCCTCACAGTCCGGGTGCCCTGATGGCCAATATCCTCGAAGCCTTCCAGGCAGTCCAGACGATGACGGTCACGTCCCTGACGGGGCTGGCGTCGTCGGTCACGGCGGGCTGGCAGTCGGCGGTGATCGACAACAGCGCCAACCTGTATACGGGCTATGCGTTCGAGATGACCCTGACCGCCGTCAACACCGCGCCGAGTTCGCAGAAGGCATTGTATGTCTATCTCTACCGGGTGTTGGACACTGGCACGAGCAACTACACCACCACGGGCGCCGCCTCGGGTGGCGCGCCTAGCGGCAGCGTCGGCACGCTCACCTTCCCCGATATCACCGCCAACGCCGTCAACCTGCCGCTGCTCACCATCATCCCCTACACCGGCCAGAATGCCGCGATCATCACACAATGGACGGCGAGCGCCGCGGACGGCGGGCTCATATTCCCCAAGCTGGGCCTCGGTATCATCAACGCCACCGGCATGACGCTGGGCACCGCGACGCTGAAATATCGCGGCTACTACAACACGGTCACGTAATGGCGGTATACTCCAACCTCTACGGGCAACGCGCGGCGCTGAATGCCGGCGATCCGCTCGCCCAAGGGCTGATCGGCTGGTGGCCGCTCAACGAGGCTGGCGGCACGACCTCGTTTGACGCCACAGGCAACGGGACAATGGGCATCGCAACCGGCACGCCGACACACGCGCCGGCACCCCTCGGGCACTCGTTCAAGTTCGACGGATCGACGCAATATCTGACGTATACCGTCAACGCCATCCTCAACCCGGGGGAACAGTCGATCACCGCATGGATCAAGGCAACTGCATTTACGAACAGCTACAATGCCTTGGTCAATCGCATCGCCGCCGGCAATGCATTCTATCAGCAGCTATTCGTCAAGTCGGACGGCAAGCTGGCGATCTACATCTCGCACGGTCCATTCTATGACGGCTCGGGCACGCATACCCTGGTTGCCGACCGCTGGTATTTCATCGCGTGGACATTCCGCGACAGCAACCTGATTGGATACGTCAACGCCGAGTTCGACGGGTCCAACACGGGAGGCAACCCGACGCTCGATGCCTTCGCCGGCCAGCTTACCATCGCCCAAGACCTCGGCTCGGGCGGGCGGCTCTTCGCCGGCCAGATCGCCGACGTGCGCGTCTACAATCGGGCGCTGACACCCTCCGACCTGCTGCTGCTCTATCGCGAGCCGTCGCGGCCGCTGCGGGTTCCTCGCTCGCCGCTGCCGTCCATGCCCACCGCCGCCGCCGCCTACCGCGCCCGCGTTGTGAGATGGGGGTAACAAATGGCAGCCCTCGATTTCCCCAGCAGCCCCACCACCGGCCAGATATTCACCGGCCCCAATGGCGCCGTCTGGTCATGGGACGGCACCAAGTGGATCAGCGCCACATCCGGCAATCTCTATTCGGCCATCAACAACGTCGGCAGGAACCTGATCCACAACGGCCTCTTCAATGTCGCCCAGAGGGGCGCGGGGCCGTGGACCGTGACAAATGCGTATCAATATACGGTCGATAGATGGGCGGTGCGGTCGTTCGGCGCCGCCGATACATCAACCATCTCGTGCGCCACGCTAATTGACGCGGATCGAACCGCTATCGGCGACGAATCTGCAAAGATTTCTCTGAGCAACAACTTCACCGGCAGCACCGCTACTGGGGCCGGGCTGTATGCAGAGCAGCGGATGGAGGATGTTCGGCGTCTGGCAGGCAAGACCGTCACCGTCAGTTTTTGGGCTAAGGCAAGCGCCGCTCTGAAACTTGGCATCAATATGTATCAGACGACCGGCACGGGCGGATCGCCTCCCTTGGTCACGGTCCTGACGACCGGCGCTGCCGCAAGCCTGACGACGGCCTGGGCGCGTTACACGGTGTCGATTGCCGTTCCCAGCCTCGCGGGCAAGACGGTGGGGACGGCTGGCGACGATTACGCGCATTTGCGGTTTTGGTATTCGGTCGGCGCCACCAGCAACGTGGAGGCAGGCAACATCGGCCAGCAGAACGGCACCATCGCCATCTGGGGCGTCCAGCTTGAGGCCGGCTCCACCGCCACGCCGCTGGAGAAATTGGACCCGCAGCAAGATCTTGCGAAGTGCCAACGGTTCTTTTACTCAGGCGCGTTCTGGTTCGTGGGCTACGGCGCGGCGGGGTCAACTATCGGCGGCTCCCTTCCGTATCCAGTGCCATTGCGGGCCGCGCCGGGCACAGTGGCGATAACGTCGCCAGTCTACACCAACGCCAGCGGGGGCACGGTGACAACGATTGGCCACCAGCTGGCGGCTTTTCCATACGTCGTAACAGCAGCGGGCACCGCCTACTTTAGCGGCGGATTTACAGCAAGTGCGGACCTATAGAAATGATCAGTGTTCTCATCTATTTGTTAGTCCTCTGCCTCGTCTTCGGTGTTGCGTGGTGGATTCTGCAACTGATCCCCCTGCCGCAGCCCGCCGCCATGATCGTGCAGGTTATCCTCGCCCTCATCCTCCTGCTCATCCTGCTGGATGTTGTGCTGGGCGGGCGGTTCCTGGCACTGCCGAGATGGGGGCCGGCATGAGGATCAGCGACCGCGCCCTCTGGTATATGCTCATCGGCGCGGCCTTCGCCGCCCTGGCGACGATGGGGAGGCCCGCATGAGATGGAGCAGGACGCCCACAAGCGCCCATCCTGGCTCACCCTCGGCGTGCTGGGCGGGGCTGGCGCGGTCGGCGTCTACGTCTTCGTCATCGGCGCGGAAATCGGCACCATGAAGCAGAAGGTCGCCGCCAACGAACTCCGCATCACCGCCCTAGAGACGCACGGCAGCGGCCCGGTGCAAACCACGGCGGCCAAGGTCGAGGGCCTGACCAGCCGCGCCGACCGCATCCTTGAGGGGCTGCTGGGAATGCAGCAGCGGATGGCGGATTTACAGGCTACGCAGCAATCGCAAGGTGTAATCTTGCAACGGCTACAGGAAGACGTCGCCAAGCAGGCGCCCAAGTAGGAGGCCACCATGCCCAGCACCGCCGGCCAGATCACCGCCACCCCGACCGGGAATCCGCAATGGCGGGCCTGCGCGGGCGCCGTCGTGGCAGGCTACCAGGCCCCGATAGCCCCGCAGACATTGCGCCCCCATACCGGCCGCTCATACGGCAGCTATCGCGACTGGGTCTTGCAAATGGGGTTCAACCGCACCAGCGGCATCGGCGGATGGCGGATCACGCTGCCCACGGGCGCCACCTTCTACGTCGCCACCACCGATGATTCCTCGGATGCCCCGACCGGCGTCGTGGGCGATGCCAACAAGCCGCCGGCCGGCGTGAAATAGGGGGCGGCCATGCCGGACACCTTCACCGCCGTTCTGGGGTTAACAAAACCGGAAATCGGTAGCTCTCGGGATACGTGGGGTTCCAAAACTAACTCCAACTGGGACGTGCTGGACCAGTTCGTGTCCCGCGCCATGCCGATCGGCGCCATCCTCGACTTTGCCGGCCCCAACGCGCCGTCCGGGTGGCTGATCGCGGACGGGCGGACCGTATCCCGCACCACCTACTCGGCCCTGTTCGCGGCCATCGGCACCTACTGGGGCGCAGGGGATGGCTCAACCACGTTCAACCTGCCGGGCACCAACGGCCGGGCGCTGATCGGCCCCGGCACCGGCACCGACGCCAACGGCACCGGCTACAGCTACTCATTCACCCAGAAGACCGGCGCGGTGTCCAATGTCATCGCCAAGGTCAACCTGCCCAACTACAGCATGACGTCGGAAGGGGCGGGCTTCCACAGCCATGGCGGGGCCACGGCCGGGGGGGGCGGGCATAACCACACGACGGACGCGCAGGGCCACCACAGCCACGGCGACTGGACCGCCGGTCCAGACCGCGACCACACCCACACCGGCTATACCGACGTGCGGGGCGACCACACGCATAGTCTCACCGCTGGCTATATGAATGCCGGGGGCAACTGGGTCGCCGGCAACAACGCCACCACCCTGAACAATATCGGCATCGGCACCAGCACGGCCGGCGCGCATCAGCACAACGTCCAGACCTACGGCGCCAATCAAGGCCACCTCCACCAGATTTTCGGCGACGGCAACCACGCGCACAATGTCTACGGCGTCGGCGACCACGTCCACGGCATCTGGGGCGACGGCACCCATAGCCACAATGTCGCCCTCGGCGGCAGCGGCGTTGCCTTCCCCGTCCTCCAGCCGGTGCTCGTCGTCACCAAGATCATCTACGCCGGGGCGCAGGCGGCGACGGCCCTGGATGCGCTCTCGACCCCGCCGGGCCTGCTGGACACGATGGAGGCCACGGACGACCTGGCCGCCATTCGGCAGGAGCTTGCCGAGCTACGGGCGATCCTCGCCCCGCCACGGCCCCTGCGGGTGATGACCACGCCCGCACGTGGGATGAACTGACATGCCCCGCGCCCCGCAAGCGCCGCCGCCAGGGGTGGTTCGTAACGCTACACCAGAAGCTACTTCTGGAAGATGGTTCGACGTCAACCTCATCCGGTTCCGCGGCGGGCAGATGCAGCCCATCGGCGGCAACGTCGCGCAGCCGTTCACGACCACGCCAACCAAGCCGCGTGATCTGCTCACGTGGCACGCCAACAACAAGGTCCGCTGGGCCGCCTTCGGCACGGACAACAAGCTCTATGCCTACCGTTTCGACCTACAGACGCTCTATGACATCACCCCCGCAGGCGTCGGCGCGCTGGACCCGCCCGGCGCACTGGTCGGGTATGGGCTCGCCGATTACGGCGAGAACACCTATGGCACAGCGCGGGATGCGGCGGATATCGGCGCGCAGGATATCGCCGCCACCATGGGCGACCGCTGGTCTATGGACACGTTCGGCCAGGACTTGCTTGTGGTGCCCACCCAGGACGGGAAGCTCTACCGCTGGACGCCGAACACGCCGACCGTGCTGCCGGTGCTGGTAGCGGCGGCCCCGACGCAGAATCGCGGCGTCATCGTCACCGACCAGCGCCACGTGGTCCTCTACGGCTCGGGCGGCGATCCCCGCAACGTGGCGTGGTCGGATCAGGAAAACCCCGACGTATGGGCGCCGACCGTCACCAATCTCGCGGGCGGGAAGCAGCTACAGACACAGAGCTACGCCATGACGGCGATCAAGGTGAGCGACGGTATCCTGATCTTCACCGCCAACGACTTGCACAAGATGCAGTATGTCGGCGCCCCCTACGCATACGGCATCGTTCAGATCGCGACCGGCTGCGGGCCGCTCTCGCCGCGCGCCGTGATCGGCGTCGGCAGCTTCATCGCATGGCCGGGGCTGCAGACCTTCTGGACCTACAGCGGCAACGTGCAGCCGCTCAAGTGCGACGTGCAGGACTGGTTTTTCTCGCTGGTGAACCGCCAGATGGTCGGGCGGGTGTTCGGGAGCCCGAACCCCAGCTTCACCGAGTTGTGGTGGGATTGGCCAGACGAGGGCGCGCAGGAATGCAATCGCTACATCGCCATTAACTATTCCGACCCTACCCACCCCTGGACGATCGGCGTGCGGGCGCGCACGGCGGGCGATCCGACCGGGACCATGGACTATCCGGTCCTAGGCGGGCCACTCGGGGCCGGCGGCTCGCTTTTCCTGCATGAATACGGCTGGAGCGACAACGGCGTGCCGCGGGCGCCCAACGGCATCGTCTACGCCGAGACGGGGGCCATGATGCTCTCCGAGGGCAACAAACGCTTCCACGTGAAACAGGTTATCCTCGATGCCACCAGCCCCGGCGCCTCGGCGGCGCCAGGCTCGCCGGTTTTCGGATTCCGGTTCTTCAGCCGCGAAGAGCCGCACGACGTGAACAACGAATACGACACCGGGCTGTATACCGACTATCATAACGGCCTGATGGATGTCCGCTGCTCGGGGCGCTCGGTGCGGATGCGGCTGGAAGCCCTGCGCGATGAGCCTTTCGCGATGGGCCGCCCGCGGCTGGAAATGCGGGCAGGGGGGCGGCGATGAACGATCCACGGTTCGCCAATCCACCGGCCCTCGGCCCCGTATTCGCCACGCCCCTGTTCGCCTTCAGCCGCACCAGTTCCGTCGCCTTCGTGTTCAACGAGGGCGGGCGGGGCCTCACCGTGTCGGTCTACCGCCGCCCCTTCGCCCTGCGGATATACCTGGCCGGCTACGTGCGCGTGTGGGGAGGCGCCTGATGGCCACCCGCCCGCTCTCGCACCCGCCGCCGCCGTTCATGGCGCCCATGGGCGGCACCATCGAGGAGCGGCTGATCGTCATCGCCGACGCCATCAACCGCAAGGCCGATAAGGGCGTGCAGGGGCCGGCGTTCCACTTCCTCGGCCTGATCTCGGCCAACGGCACGACATGGCGGCTGACGGTTGACGATGCCGGCGCGCTGCATACCGAAGCGGTGCCGCGATGACCGAGAGCGAACATCTCGCCAGGATGGAGCGCGCCCTGGCCTACGGTGGCCCGACGCACACCGTTGCCGATGTGGTGCGCCTCGTGCGCGAGGGCGAGGCGCAGTTCTGGCAGCGCGGGGACGGCTGCATCGTGACTGAGATACACGCCACGCCGCTGCGGAAAACCTGCCACTACTGGCTCGCTTTCGGCGCCTTGGGTGATTGCCTCGCGCTCCAGCCCGAGATCGACGAATGGGCCAGGGGCCAGGGCTGCACCATCGCCACGCTGACGGGGCGCAAAGGATGGTGCCGGGCAGCCGTAGGCTGGGAGCCTGGGTTGCCGACCTATAGGAAGGATTTGGTCGCATGAGCAAGGGCGGGTCCAAAACAACGTCCTCTACCTCGAACACGTCCACGCAACTGCCCGAGTGGCTGACAAGCGCGGCGCAGGGGGCGATTGGCACGGCGCAGGATTTGAGCCAGCGGCCATACACGCCATACACGGGCCAGATCGTGGCCCAGCCCGGCGCGGATACGGCGGCGGCCTACCAGGGCGTTCGCGATCTTCAGGGCAGCGCCACCCCCGCATTCCAGCAGGCGCAGGGCGTCTATCAGGGGCTACTCGGCCAGGCCGCCCCCATCACCGCGGGCCAGCTGAACCAGAACACCAACCAGCTTTTCGGCAACTACCAGCAACAGGTGATGAACCCCGCGCAGGGGTTGCTCGGCGGCTACGCCAGCCAAGGCCCGGCGACGGCGGGGCAGGTGGCGGGCAACGCGCAGCAGCTCATGAACCCCTACACGCAGAACGTCATCGACCCGGCGCTGGCGGCGGGCGAGCAGGCGCGGCAGATCGCGCGGCAGTCAGTGGCAGGGCAGGCGAACAACGTCGGCGCCTTCGGGGGCTCACGGCAGGGCGTGGCCGAGGGCGTGGCGGACGCGCAGAACGCGCTCGGGACGCAGCAGCAGATCGGCAACATGCTCACGCAGGGGTGGAATCTGGCGTCCGGGCAAGGGCTGGACTTGGCCAAGACGGCGGCGGCGCAGGGGATGACGGCAGGCCAGTTCCTCGCCACCCTTGGCCAGCAGGGCTACAACAACGCCGGATCGCAGTCCGCCAACATGGCGCAGCTGAACCAGGCGCAGGGCATGCAGGCGGCGGGCAAAATCCCCGAATTGGCGGCCGCGCAGCACGGCATCGACCTCAAGGATGCGTCGGCGCTGCAAACCATCGGCATTGCCCAGCAGGGGCAGAGCCAGCAGGAACTCGATGCCCAGCGCGGTCAGTTCTACGAACAGCAGGCGTGGCCGGTGCAGAATCTCGATATCCTGCTCTCGGCGATCGGCGGCGTGCCCTACGGCACCACCTCAACGGGCACGTCCACGTCCACGCAGCCGACGAGCAAGAACGTGGCGGGCGGTGTCATGGGCGGGGCGGCATCTGGCGCGTCCATCGGCGCTGCCTTCGGCCCGTGGGGTGCCGGCATCGGCGCCGGCATCGGCGGCTTATTGGGAGCCTTGTGATGGCAGATTACAATTACCCGCAGCCGCCGTGGCAGGCCATAAACACCTCGGGGCAGTTTGACCCTAGCGCGGACACGCAGCCGTGGGCGGCCCCGGCGGACGGCCAGGGGTTCAATGACAAGCTCACCAAGGCGCTCGGCACGCTGGGCCAAGCCGGCCGCGGCCAGCAGTCGCAAGAGGGCGGCGGCGGTGGTGGGGGCAGCTTCGCATCCGCATCATCGCCAACCGGCAGCGGGCGCCCGCCGTCGCTCGATGCGCTCGTGCAGATGCTAAGGAAGCAATACGAGGCGCTGTATCCCGGCGGCGGCGGTGCCGCCCCGAAGGGCCTGCTAGGGGTATAGACAATGTCCGGCAGCAACACCCAACCCGCACCCGACGATGAAGCCCTTGTGCAGTCCCTGCTTGGGCGGGTGCTGGCCGAACCGCAACGCCCGGCGCAGGCCCCGGCGGCCGAGCCGTCGTTCGTCAGCCTGCTTGGCTCGGCGCTGGGCGGCGGCGGCGGGGGCCTATCCGGGGCCGACAGGGAGCAGGCCGGGAATGCGGCGCTGATGAATTTCGGCATCAACATGCTGGCCAATTCCGGCTGGACCACGAACAAGAAGACCTTCGGGCAAATCCTGGGCTCCGGGCTGGCCGGCGCGCAGGAGTCCATGGGCCGCTCGCAGGAGGTCGCGGCGGCGCGCGGGGCGGCGCAGCAGCAGGCCGAGAAGGACCGGCAGGAGATGCAACTGGCGCGGATCAAGGAGGCGCTGCCGTTGCTCACCACGCTCGGGGATTACAAGCGGGCGCGGGAACTGCGCAGACTGCTCCAGGGCGACAGTCCGAGCGGCGGCGCGGCGGGCAGTGGGGCTGGCACCTCCGTGCCTCGCGATCCGTCGATCCCCACCATTGGCCAGCAGGCCAACAATCCCGGCAACCTCAGCCATGGCGTCCCCGGCAGCACCGGCTACATCACGGCAGCGGACGGTCAGAAGGTGGGGGTATTCCCCGACGTGGCGACCGGAGTGGCGGCACACGCTGACCAGCTAGCCCGCTATGCCGAGCAGGGCGTCAGGACGCCGCAGGACGCGGTCAACCTCTGGGTCCATGGCACCCTTACCCCCGACAAGGGCCAAGCCGCCCGCACCGCGCCCTACGCCGCCGCCGTGGCTGCCAAGCTCGGGGTCAAGCCGGGCGACCCAATCAACCTCGCCGATCCCGCCGTGCAGAGGGCATTTATCCTGGCCCAGCAACCGCACGAAAGCGGCAAGGCGTGGCTGTCGGCCGGCGATGTGGATAAGGGTATCGCAGTGGCAGCCGCAAGGCGTCAGGCAGCAGCAGGGGGGCCGAGCGCCAAGCCCGGCGCCCCTCCCCCACCCAGCGCCCCGAGGCCGTCACCGTCCGCAGCGACGGAGGCGCCGGATGTGGCGCAAACCGGCGTGCAGTTCGCCGGGCCGGGCGTGCCGGCAGCGCCCGCGGATGCCGGCACCGTCGCCGAACAGCCGGGCAACCAGGCGTTGCTGAACCGGCTGTCGGCTATCGGCGGCCCGCCCGATCCGGCGCCAGCGCCGGGAGCCACGGCGGCGGCCGATGCGATCCAGGCGGGCAGGACCGGCGGCGTCGCCGGCCCGGACCCGACGCAAACGGCCCCGACGACCGACGACAGCTCGCTCCATCCGAACATCAAGGCCGGCGACAGCGTCATCCGGCATCCCGGCACGTTCCAGCAATACTACGACCAGAACGCCCAGCCGGTGCCCAAGACCGAGGACTTCAACCCCAACCTCTCGCCGGAACAGCTAAAGAAATTCGCCATCGAGCGGGCCGGCCTCGCGCGCGACAAGAAGGTGGCCGCGCTGATGAAGCCCGGCCCCGAATTGGAGAAGGCCACGGCGGCGATCCTGCAAAGGGGAACCGCCCTCGACGCCGCCGAACAGGAGGCGATCCAGGCCAAGCGCGCGACGGCGGATGCCAACATCACCAAGCACAACAACACCCAGCTAGAACGCATCAACCCGCGCTATGAAAGCGAGATCAAGCGATACGGCGACGCGGCGGCTGCGGCGCTGACGCTTCAGAACACCATGGCGTCGGAAAACAATGCGAGCGCCAACCGGATACGGGAGGAAGACGCGAAGCAAGTCGGGGCGCGCGTGCAAGCCGAGCGCGGCAAGTTCTCCACCGAACTCGATGACGCCCGCACGTCGCTCGACTCCCTCGCCATGCTGCGGGCGCTGTCGAACGTCGCCGCAACCTCAACCCCGCTGGAAGATTTCCAATTCGGCGGCAAAAGCGGACGCGAGTGGATGATCCAACTCGGCCTCGGCTCCGACGCCGAAAAAGGCCGCTGGCAAACGCAACAGGCGTTCCAGGCGGCAAGCAATATGGTGCTGACCGAACTCCGCAAGGGCGTCTCCATGGGCGCGCTCTCCGACGGCGACTTGCGGTTCCTGCAAGACATGATGCCGAAGCTGCCCAGCACCCCGGAAACGCGCGGCGCCGTCATCTCCTACATGGAGCAGATGAAGAACCAGAAGCGGCTCTACATCGAGCGCATCGAGGAGTTTTACAACAACGGCAAAGGCGGCATGACGTGGGACGAAGCCAAGAGCGCGGCCCGCAAGAGCATGCCCGACATTCTCCCGCGCCTCCCCGGCGCCGACCCCAATCGCCAGGGCTGGCCCACCACGCCGTTCGGCCAATGGGATCGGGAGACGCGTCAAAGCTGGCGGGAGCAGAATCTCACGCCTTATCAGATGCTACGTGATCATAATGGCAATCTGAGCATCTACTTTCCGCCTGGATCGCCGGAAGCCGAATACATGGCGGAACAGGCGCGGCGAGCGAAGGCAGGAAAGAAATGAGCGGCACATATGACTCCGGCGAAGACGGCGTGTTCTCCTTCGCCCCGGCCGGGACGCGCAGCACCGCCCCGAAGCCCAGCGGCGACAGCGAGGGCGCAGTCATCCCGCTCGGCCAGATACCGCAAAGCCCGCTCAAGGTGGCGTATCAGGACGGCAGGCCGATAGATCAGTTCGCGCGCGGCGCCGGCCTGGGCGCTCGCAACGTCATCGAGGGCGTCGGGTCGCTGCCGGGGATGGTGGCGGATGTGGCGACAGCAGCCCCGCGCGCGCTCATCCGCGCCGCTGGCGGCACGGTGACCGCGCCCTCGGACTGGGCGGTTTCCGACGCGCTGCGCCTGCCGAAGCCCGAGACGGAGGGGGAGAAAACCCGCGCCGAGTTCGTCCGCGGCGCCTCCTCGATGCTGTCCCCGATGGCACTTCCGCTCGCCGCGCCCAAGGTGCTGGCGGCGCTTCCGAACATCGTCCGGCCGTTCCTCAGTGCGCCCGCGACCAACGCGCCACAGGCCGTGGCCCAGGCAACCGCCGGGGGCGTCGGGGCCGTGGCCGGGGATGCGCTGGCTGAGAAGACGGGGCTGCCCGACTGGCTCAAGCCGACCGCCCGCCTGGTGGGCAACGTGGCGGGCACGGTCGGCACCAACAGCCTCGCAGCGGGGGTTGAGCGGGCCGTCAACGCGGTCCAGGGCATCAAGAACCCGATTGCCCAGGCGCTTGAACGGCTCGGCATCACGCCAACCTCCGCCGGCCAGGTGAGCCAGGGCGGCATGGCGCAGGAAGCTGAAAATGTCCTTATGGGCGTCGCGCCCTCGAATCGCCTTCTGGCGGGCAAGCGGCAGGAACTCGCGGATCAGTTCGGCGCCAAGGCCGAGGAGACGGCGCGGACGGCCGAGACGACTACCACCAAACTCGCGGCGGGCGTGCTGAACACGCCGCAGAGGGCGGGGAAGGAAATACAGGACGCGGCGCGGAGATGGGCGGAAACGACGTTCCCGGCTGAGCAAAAACAGAGGTGGGCGCCGGTTGATGCCGCCATGACGACGGGCGGCGAGGTCCACGTCCTCAGCTACCTCGCCGCACTGCGGAACGCGGCCAAGAATCCCGCCCTCGCGGGCTTGCCCGAGACACAACAGAAGATGGCGGCGGAGAAGCTGCAAGAATGGCTCAAGGCGCTGGAACGCGACACTGCCAACGGCACCAAGCCGATTGACTGGAAGGCGGCGCAAGCCCTGCGGTCGCATGTCGGCGACGCGATGAAAACGCCTGACCTGGTCGGCAGCATCGGCGACAAGACGCTCGCCAGCCTTTACGGCAGCCTCGCCAACGATATGAAGACGACGGCCATCCTGAAGGGCGTCGGCAACGAGTTCCAGGGAGCGAGCGACCATACGCTCGCCGGGCTGACGTTCCAGAACAACACGCTGTCCAAGGTGATTTCGGGCAAGAATGCGGTCAAGGAAGCGATCACCCCGGAGCAGGCGACGGAAGCCCTGATGAAGGGGGATTCTCTGGACCTTCAGGCGTTGCGGCTGAAGATACCCGAGGCGGCTGACGCGCTGGCGGCAATCAAGCTGCGGCAGATCGTGCAGGCAAAGGCGAGCAAGCAAGGCGTGGATGACACGCCCTCCCCGGCGGATTTCCTAACTCGCCTGCGCCAATCGCAAATGGATCATCCGGAGGGGACCGCCGCGCTGTTCGGCAGCCCACATGTGGGGCAGAACGTGCAGGACTTGGCGGCGCTGGCGGCGCAGTTGAAGAAGCTGTCCGCGTCCGGCGGCACGACATGGGTGAAAGCCCTGACCGCAATTCCCGGCGTTCCCCGGGTCGGGGCGGCGGCGCTCGGCTGGCAGCCGACGATTGCGACGACAGGCGCGCAGCGAGCGGCGCCCCCACTGGTGCCTGGGATACTCGGCGGCGCCCTGGTCAATGAGGCGACGACGCCCGCACGGTATGACTACAACGTCCGCCCGGAAGACCGGCGTTAGCGGTCGAGCGACTTCCACGCGGTGCCGAGGAGCAGGAGCAAGGCCGCTGCGCCCCAGATCACCAGCACGACGATTACCAAAAATTCAAGCACGGTTGCAGTCCTTCGGTTCAGGGCGGGGCATATCCCCGGCGCCTCTTAGCCCGCACCAGGCGCGCGTGCCACGCCCTGGCGGTTGCATCGTCGGCCAGCACATCAACCCGGACCTTGCCGGGGGAGCCGATCGACCCCCACTCGCGCAGGACTGTCGCCTGACCCCACAGGTCGCGGTCGAGCCTGAGCCGGTAAAACCGCCACATGGCGCGGGCGGGATCGACGTGGTGCAGGAGCATCCGTCGATTCTTGCCGCAGTGGCAAAGCCGGTGCAAGCGGGGTGCGCTCACGCTTAACGGTTCTCTCCCTCCAAACGGCTCGCTTTGCTCGGCTCTCTCAACGTCGGCGGCGCTCACGCGGGGAGGTTCACTCGCTTCGGCCGGCTCTCGCTCGCATGATTCGGTTCTCTCACGAGGTAAGGCTCGCTTATCGTCTCGTTTCAATCTCATACAGGCTCGCTCGCTTTACACGGTTCTCTCGACCAGATCGGACTCGCTCTAACGCCGCACGGCTCGCTCATTTCGTGCGTTTCTTTCCATAGTCGCGGCTCGCTGATGACCCACGGTTCTATCGGCTGAGGCGGCTCGCTCTCGGAACTCGATTCTCTCTGATGACTCGGCTCGCTTTTTCCTGACGATTCTCTCGCGGATAGCGGCTCGCTCCGCACAGTCGGTTCTCTTTCGTGCCTCGGCTATCCCACCATCGGCCAATTCGGCGGGGGGATTTTATGCGCGTGACTGCGTGCCGCCTTATGGAACCGCCGAGTGATGTGCGGCGGGATTTCGTCAGGGTGCAGGCCACGCTTGATGCGATTGCAGCGGCTATGGGCGGCGGCGATGTTCGACCGGACGTGCAATCCGCCCCGACTAAGCGGGATCACATGATCAAGCTCGGCCTCGCCAGCGTCGGCTATCATGTGCCCGCATAGATGGCAAAGCCCGTCCGCGTCGAATAACGCTTGCGCCATGGTGACGATCTCGACCTGGGCGCCCTTCGCTCGGCGCGCGGCCTGTCTGGCGCGATGGGCATCCGCCGCTTCAGGTTTCTTCCGGTGGCGCCCAGCATAGACCGACGCCATCGCCCGCATCCTGATCGCGCCCTTGGCATCGGAGACACGATATTCCCGATGATAGGAACGTAGATGCTCGCGGTGCTGGGCGGCCCACGTCTTGTTGTAGGTCATCCGTTCCTCTCGGTTTGCCTCGTAGTATTCCTTCTGCTTGGCGATCCGGGCTTCGCGATGACGCTGGTAGTTCCGCCTGTTTTGGGCGCGCATCTTCTCTCTGTTCTCCGCGTATAGGGCACGGCGCCGCGCCAACAGCTTTTCAGGGTTCTTTGCCCGCCGTTCCTTTCCGTAGCAGCTAGCGCAAAGCTGGCGGCGGTAGGGCACGCATGGCTTCAGACATTCCCGGCAGCATTTCGAGGTTGGGCGGCTGGACATAGTGGGCGTGCCCTCCTTGGGCGATGATCCAGGGCATCGGGGCAAGCCTGCCGTATTCATTGAAATACCAGACAGCCTGAAGGTCGGATAGAAACCGCTTCACCGCGACCCTCTTGGCCCGCAGATGGACGCGGGCTGGCGGCAGCCGCCCCGCCTCGTAATGCGCGCGGGCCTGGGTGTCGGCCCCGAACTTCTTGG